CATTTTCTAATTTTAATATAAAATTAGAAAGTGAGTTTATTAATGATATAAAGTTTTGTAACAGAATATACTTCCTTGTGGAGTCATAATCTACGCCAGAACCTTTTTTATCTTCACTACTATCAGAGTCAGAATCGACACTATCAGTCCCACTATCGTTATCACCACCGTCCATATCAGTATCCCCATCATCAGTAAAATCTGTATCGCCCCCAGTATCAGGTTCAATAGGGTCATTAGAATCGCCATCATCATTTTCTTCATCTCCTTCTTCCCCTGTTGTATCTTCTACATCAGTTTCATCAGTATCAGTATAATCTGTTTCATCACCAGTATCAGGACTATCAGTATCGTCTCCTCCGCCAGTATTTCCACTATCTGGTGAATTAGATTCGTTTGGGTCTTCTTCAATATCTCCGGCTCCTTGTGAAAAATCTGTTTTAGTATTATTTACTTTAACAGATACAGATTTTGTTTTAACACTTGATGTATCACCATCATCTTCTAAAGCAAGGAAGTATTTTCCATATTTATTATCTGATTCTAAATTGAATGAACGAATCATAGGAATAACCACCTTTCATTTTAAATATTTTTACTATTAGTCTGTACTCTTATGAGTTCTGCTTCAAGCCTATCTTCAATTCTCATAAGTCTGTATTTCTCTTTGTTATCTCCTGCACTACTTGCATCATTAATCTTCTCTCTACAAACTTTAATCTCTGTTTCAAGTTCTCGAATAAGTTCAGTTCTTATTCTCACATCTTTCTGTTTTGAGAAGTGTCTAATAAGCATTACAAAAGGCAACCAAGCCATTTTATAATATACAGTACCGCCATAAAGGATAGCAAGTTTTAGATTTTTAAATATCTTCTTTCTAAAACCAGGTTCTGTCATATATTTTTTCTTTCTATCATCATCAGCATCATCAACCTTCTTGGCAATATCCTCAATAGAATGAACTACATTCATTGGTATTTTAAGTACTGCTTTACCAGCACCTACAATATCATCACCAAGTTTTTTTAATTTAGATCCTTTAGCTTTCTGCTTAACTTCAATATCCATTGCTTTATGCTGAATAGCTTTAGCTGCATTCTCACTCTTTGGAGCTTTTTTCTGTGTTCCTGTGTGAGTATCATTTGTTTCAGCTTGTTTATCAGCTCTTTTTTTCTTAGCATTATCTGTATCAGAATCTTCATCTTCTTCAGCATTGATACTGTCAATTTCTTCATCGTCAACATCATCTTTAGATTCTTTTTCAGATTCTATTACAAACTCATATTCAGTACCAATGCTAATAAGAGCTTCTTCAATTGTAAGACCTCTTTTGATTATTGCATAACCACTACATTTTGCATCGGTATTTTCACATAGCTGATATTCAGATAAAAGTAAATCAGAAGTAGCTTCAACAATAGCTCTCTCTATTCTATCATTTTTTTCTTTCTCATCATTATTATTATCTTTATTAATAACATCATCTTCCAAATCAAAGAAAATATTATTAATAGCGTTAGCAGGTTTATTATAAGGAGTAAATTTAACTTCCTTAGTAATTAAGCTATTTTTAATATCATTAATATCAGAATATACAAAGAAATCAAAATACTTCCTGATATTTCTAGGAAGTTCATTTAATAATTTTACATAAACTGGTGATTCAGATAGCTTATTACCGCACACTAACATTTTGAAGAAGTCGTCATTATAACTATCGTTATTCTTCAACTCATCAATTATATCATATACATCACTTTCTGACATATGACTATAACTAGTATATTTATTGATGAATGGTAAATATACTAAAAATGTTAATGGAGAAACCTTCATTAAATGTAGAATATTAATAAAAGTATGGTTATTGATATTCTTTAGAATATCATTCTCATAAATTTCTAATCTACCACTATCTATTACATATAATACAAGAGAAATATCTTTTATGTATTTATTAAATTCATTTAAGAAATTCTCATAAAGTTCTTTCTGAACATCTGACATATTTGCAAAATTATCAGAAAAGTAATCGTTAATGACTTCATAAATTTCAGGAAGCCTTGTAATACATGGTAAATTATCTTCAAGTAATAATTTTTTTATATATGGTAATCCATATATAGGTTCTTTTGCTATAAGACCAACATTATCTAATATTGTAGCAAAATCCATTTTACTATATTCATTGAAAAAAGCTTTAGCAGTATTCTCATTGTAGTCTTCTTTCATAGCTTTATATGAATTAAGTAAAACTTTTGTAGGGGTACCATTAATAATTCTTTCTTTATCCACAGGCACTATTTTATACCTCACTTTCTTATAGTTTAAAGTCTTTGAGCTTATTCGTATGTTTTTTGTATTATATTACTAAAGGAATATAAAAAAAAATTTATTATAACATATATGTAATGGTTATGAATTTCGCAGTGGTTCATGCCATACTCCTTTAAGGTAAACAGTTTGTTTGTTGGTCAGTAACGAATCGCGTGTTTGGCTAAAAAGTAAAAACCACCTAAAAAAAGAAGAGATGAATGTCAACGGAATGACATTCATCTCTTCTTCTGTCTTTTTGATTACTTATGTACTACTTTATATGCAACCACAGTATCACCAAAACCAGTCTTTATCAACTTATCACCTTTACTAGCTCTAGTAGATACTTTTAAGTCTTTGATATTTATAACTTCTGGTTCATTCTTCTTCTTATAAATTATAACATGATCATTTGTATTAACTGTAGATATACCGATCAATGTTTCATTTCCCTGTAATGTAATAAGACTTATAGAATCATCAATTCTATTCATCTTAGGGAAATATTTCATTTCAGTAATCTTAACTCTACCTGATGATGTCACATAGAAGAGGAATTTATTCTTTGTATTGATAAGAGAAGCATCTATGACAATTTCTTCATCTCTTAATGAAATCATTGAAGTTCCTTTTGCCATAACTCCATTATTTCTAATTTCATTAAGTGGTAGTCTTATACCATTTCCCTTATCTGTTGATATTATTAAATCTTTATTACTATTCTCTGTTGAGAATATAGCAGCGGCAAGTTCATCATCATCATTTAATATAATTCCTTGCTTAGAATCTACTATCTTTTTAAATTCTGATAACTGAACTCTCTTTGCAAGACCATGCTTTGTAACAAAGATTATTCCAAAAGCTTCATCTTTCACTTTTAATATGTCCATACTTGGAAGTTCCATTACGGCTTTAACATCACCTTTTATAGAACAAAATCTACTTAGTTCAACTCCAACATCATCAAAATCCATTTCAGGTATATTTGAAATTGCAACTTTAATGACATTACCTTTAGAATCTACTACAAGTATACTTTCTTTGTTATTAATATCAAATACGAACATATTTCCATTAGTTTTACCAACATAACCAATACTACTACTGTCAGAAGGAATCTTCTTAATGAAACCAGATTCACTGACACCTAATAAGTAATCGATATCTTCTATCTCAATCTCATTATCTTCATCATCTTCTTTAATTATAGCAGATTGTCTTTTTCTACCCCATTTCTTTTTACCATCTTCTAGTTGCTTAATGATAAACTCTTTAAGGGTTTTTTCATCTTTAAGATTAGCCTCAATTTCTTCAAGTTTCTCTTTGATTTTCTTTCCTTTTTCAACGTAGTTATTATAACTATCTTCATTGAAATTGTAGATATGCATGTCTGCAATTGTTGCTGCCTGTAAAGATGTTATTTTAAATTCTTCCATTAACTTGTCAATAGTTTCTTTTCTTGATTTAGAACTCTTTGCTATCTTAACAGTCTTATCGATATTATTCTTACCAAATACCATTAAAAGAACTTCGTTCATATGTTGGTCAGTTAATGATATCTGCCAATAATTAAGAAGCATTGATCTTACTATATCAATACGATAATCTATCCATTGTAACAGTAATTCTTTGATACCATACTCATACATAGAGTAATCGTCAATTACTGTAATGCCTACTGGATATGTCATCTTTAAACCAGTACTCTTTTTAAATAACTTCTTTAAAACTTTTTCTGGTTTAGCACCCTGAGCCAAGAATATTTCTATTCTTACTTCACCCTCTTTTGTATAGTCTTTAATCTCTATAATAGGGTTCTTATCAAATTCCTTTTTATTCTTCAACTCTATAATCTTTAAAATAACACTCTGCGATGTTACATTAAGTGGAAGAGATGTCACTGCTATCATATTTCTAACATAATCAATCTCCGTTGTAGCTCTCATTTTTATCTTAGATTGACCTGTTTTGTTAATCTCCTTGAATGTACCTATATCAACTATATCGCATCCTGTTGGAGAATCTGGAATAAGACATATTTTTGCATCAGGATTTCTCATAAGAGTTATTGTTGCATCTAGTACCTCTGCAACATTAAATGGTGGTATATTTGATGCCATACCGACTCCGATACCACTAAACTGTGGATTGAATAGTATATGCGGATATTTTGCAGGGAGGAACTCTGGTTCTTCTCCAGTATCCGCATAATTTCTCTTCATCGGAACACAGTATTTATCAAAATCATCAAAGAAGCAATCTATTGTATATTCTGATAATTTAGCTTCTCTATAACGACCAGCTGCATATGAATCTCCTCTAAGATTTCCATAAGAACCCTGAGGTACGATTGTCATTATATTATTATTCCAATACTGTCCTTCATTACCAATATTATCATCAATTGGAGTTGACCCATGTGGATGATATTCAGCTGTTGTGGTTGAAGATAAGTTAGATACTTTTATAAATCTTAACTTCTTAAGATTTTCTCTACTGGTACTTGTGACACATTTGTCAAGTTCCCACCAAGAATAGAATAGTCTTCTCTTACCAGGTTTCATTCCATCTTG